CTTGAATACATCGACAAGATTTCTGTAGAACCCGAACAGCTCGCCGACGTAATCCATGAAGTTACGCTGCGTCCGAGACGAGTATTCTCCATCAGAAACAAACCGCCTGAACCATTCAGGCGCCATAATCGTAGCAGGAGATATGGAAACATCACCAATGGCGTTTACCACCAGAGGTAACCTTGCGGATCGCGCAAGGTCTATTGTGACCTCAAACCACGTATGGTTATCTATAATCGTCACAGGCGAATTGTTAGCCTGTATCTGGAGAATAATCCCATCAACAATGTCTGGAATCTCGTCGCCGGGAAGCGCGATGTATTGCGCTGGATCTCCATAGATAGAAATTCCATACACAGCAGCCGGAACAGCAGAATTAACAAGCACGGCGTATTGGAGCTTATCTAGGTCTGGGTCGTGTGTTAGTTCTCTGTACGGCTTGACAGACAGCGCAACGAGAATATGGTCTTGCGTAGACGTGTATGTGACACCACCGTCTACAGAGTAGAACACCCTGTAGTAGTAGATAGTAGAGTCTTCTAGGTCAGTGTCTGTGTACGTGCTGACCAACACGCCAGAGTAAACCGACGGCACGATGTCATCATGCCATAAGGCAATAACAGACGTGCTGCGCTTGATGATAATATCCGTCACCCCCGCTGGGAATGTAGAGGCATCAAGCTCAAGCTGAATGCTATTACCTCGAAGGTCTGGTATTGCCCTATTCATGAGTCACCTATTTGAGAATGGCTATGGCGGATACAACAAGGGCTAAGATTACACCAACAAGTGCAGAAATTAATGTGCGCCGAAACCAGTCTCTGTCATCCTCAATTTTCTTCAGTCGGATTTCGTGGTCTCGCACCTGATCTACGACGCCAGGTCCGGAACCATACCCGCCGCGCAGAGCCTCGTCGATCTTCAGCATTAGTTTTTCCAATGACCCAACCTTTTCCACAAATGAAACAACAAGCTGCTCCAGTTTGGAATGGTGAATGCACGGCGGAGGGATCATTGGCATTTCTGGGTTGGTGCTCCTACCAACCTGTTGTCCGTCATCGCCCATTATTCAATTCCTCCGATTGGAGAGATCGTCAAATCATTCGAAACATTCAGGACGGGTAATTCATTGTCCCTTAGATCTAAATCAGCCACTTCATCATAGGTGTCAATACGAAATTCGTCGCCAACAGTCAAACGAGCAGTCGCAGCAGAATCGTCGAAATCGTATTGAAGTGTGTCTTCGATATTGGTGAAAGGGCCTGCATCCGTGAGGAGCCCATCAGCTTCTCTTACCTCGACGTAGTATTCTGTGTCGGGGGAAGACCAAATCTGAAGCTCACCATACGTAACAACATCGGCTGGGTCTACGGTAATCGTGTTAGATGTCCACGAAATCACACGGTATTTACCAGTGTTGTAGTTTCGGTTCGGGTACAGATACCATTCATCAAGACCAATGGGATTGAATTGGTTTGGTCCCCATCCCTTAGAAGTATCTGTCAGCGTGTTAGTCCCAGCGTATGTAGACCTACCGACAACGCGCCGATAGAAATCGAATTCCTCTGGAACACCTGTGTTTACAACGCGCACCACCCATTCGTGTCGCCCGACGTCATTATCATCGGTGACAGAGTAAGAAATGGCTGGCTTCGAGCTTTCATTCTGCCCAGAAAAAGTATGGGATACCTTTGGCCGAAAGCGCGTAAACACGGCTCTCAGAACACCACGCTCATACAGGTCAGCGAATTCCTTGTACAGTGCCTGTAGAGTAAAAATGAGATTGCCATTAATGTCTCTGCCAGCAAACGACAGGTTAGTGTAGTCGAACCACCCTGTTCCCGCCGCGTTCTTGATTTTGTCTCTGGTATACGCTTCGACATCAGAGGACCGAAAGTTATCTCGAATGAACAGGTTAATGTTCCATTCGATACTCTTAAACACAGGGTCCTGGAAATATGGAAATACGCCAAGGTATTTAATCGTCGACAAATCTCGCAGAATATTCATCTTCTGCAATGACGAAATGGTGGAAGATTCAGAGAGCGCGACAACGATAACAGGCTCAGACGGTGTTGTTCCTACAAACATCCGTGCTTTGGCACCAGTGAAATAGCTCTCTGTGAACGTCACGAAATCGTAAGAGGAGATAAGCCGCTCCTGCGTACGCAGTGTGGTAGCTAGTCTCTTCTTAGCCTCCACCAGAGTTTCACCGTCAGTCCCCGTGCCACGGCTATTTGAAACCGCTGTGTTCGTCACAGCCGTAACATATTGTGGGGCTGAGTCTACCTCTGTAATCGTATTCGCAGCTAGGTTCCCAAGGGTCCCAACGCTAGCAAAATAGCTCACAGAGAGCACCTGCGCGAGAGGCGGAATGGCTCCGTAGATACCATCACCAAATAGAATCTCAACAACGCCAGTGGGAGAAACGCGAATACGATAGTACTCGCTGTCCTCTTCATAGTTGCTGAGAGAGTCTTCCCGCGTCCACAAAGTCGGCCCGACATACACCTCAAGAGACGACAGAATTACGGGGTATCTGGCTAGTTCAAACGCTTGGTTGGCGGAACCATCAGAAGTCCCGAGAGATTCGACGCCCCCTGCGGGAGCTTCTCCTTCGACGATGTCGATAACCTGATCTTGAACAGAAATCCATACTCCGGGATCGGCGTAATCTGGGTGAAACCTAATGATGCCAGACGCAGTATCTGCTGAAAAGACATGATCTTTAGTAAGGTAATACCCGAATGGTGGGACAAGAAACACCCCCGGTTCTGAGGTTATTGTTAGCTGCCCGCGCGCTGGGACAGGACCAGAGTACAGAAAGTCGAATATCCTCGCCCATTTCAAAAAGAAGTCATAATCCACCATTGTGTATGGATTAGTCTCGCGCACGCGCACATCTAGCATGTGGAGGAGGTATTCTCCCATCCATGCTACAAGATCGACGAACATCATTTCGAAGCTAGCTGGCGCGAAATTAGTCCACAAATCAGAGTATCTCGTTCGCGCGAAGTCGACGAGATCCACCACAAGCTGGTCGAACGTGTAGCTTGTGAATTTCCTGACCGGAGTATTTTCCCTATACCAGCTACCGTACAGATTAGAAAACATTATCTGCCTCCGGTAGGTCTATCTCAGTAGAGAATTCCTGATGTGTTCTCAGAAATTGGGACGACAACCCGTAAGTGACTGTCATCCTAACACGCCCTGTATCTGACCCGGTGGTCGTCTTTATCTTCAGCAGTTTAGCGCGATATTCATGAGAAACAATGGCGTTCTCTACAGAACGAGAAAATCGAGGCGTGACACCTGCTGTGAGGTTAGTGAACGGAAGTTCGTTTACCAACGTCCCTAAGTATTCACGTCTTGGTCTATCGCCTAACGGCAAAAGAACGAGCCTGCGGATGTCCTGAGATAGTAGCTCTTCACCTGTAATGTACGAGAGCTTCCCAGTATCTGTATCCGCAGAAAATGGAACGCGCACACCGCGTCCTAAAGATTCTAGCTTGAACATTGTTCCTCCCAAACATTGCGCATGCGCAAGTTATGGTAGCGCGTCTAGTATAGCTATAAACCCGTTCAGCGCGATTATCATATCACCGATGGTGGTAGATAAATCTGTGCCGGAGTTAAAAATCGACAACATATCTGGCGCACCAGGAATCGTAGTACCGCCAACAAGGCTAGAAAAGAAGTTCATGATAACCAATGCTGTACCCACCGGAGAGTTAGAATTGCTGATGGTGGCAGCAAAATTCCACAAGGCGTCGGTGGCACAAACGAGGTACGCGGCGTACTCAGAATCTAGCGCTGGTGTGGCTATGATATACGCGTCGGCCCTAGCCGCATTTATGTCATTCACCCGATTCCTCAAGCCATTCAACCAATTGACCCTCCGCACAAGGTAAGCCCGCAAGACCCTTTTGAAGTCTATATAGAGCTGTATTACCCACACCGTAGGAGCATATTCCGCAAGTAGCTCTGCCACAGCCGTAGTAAGTAGCGCGAGGGCGGTGTTAAATGCTGTGAAGTCGAGAGTCGTGACGGCATCTTCAATTGCCTCTATCACAGCGACAACCGCGCTAATCACGGCGATGATTTTTAACATCGGCTGGAGAAACGCAGTTGCCTCTACGAACCGACCAAAAAGAGCCTCCTCCGCAGCCTCAATATCTGACATAGAAATGAGAGCGGGGTCAGCAACAAGATCTGTCCCAGGCAGGTGTAAAATACCAAAGATATTAGGGAATCTGGCGTCTATGTAACAGTCGGCCATGCTATATTTCCGATTAGATAGGGCCACCTACTGGTAAAACAGGGCGGCCATTTAGACTCAAAGAACCTGTAGCGGCTATATTAACATCCAGACCGATAACGGTCAATGTCAGTGTAGTGCCGTTCACAGTTAGTTTGCACAAAAAAGGAGGTGCAGCAGAAGAGACCTCACGTACACCAACCACACGTTCGGTCTTATTGCCGGTCACCTCCTCAACCTTGTCCCCGCCTGTGTATTCTTGTCTGTCGCCCTTGTCGAAATCTGATTTACCTAGCGACACCTCAGACACAGTGCCATCTTGGTACATCTCAACAAAGGTCCCAGATGGGTGCCAAATCTGAACTCGTTCACTGCCTGCCGAATCGTCTACTTCTAGTTGAATTCCATTTGGCGTCCGCCAAACACTGTTATTCGGGTAGTCAGTAGCGCGTGTGGTGGGAGGAACGACCATACCGAGAGGAGACGTAGTAGAGCCTTTCTCGGTGTCAGTACCATCTGCTTCGCCTTTAGCTGCCTTTGGTACATCGTCAGAAGAATGAAAGACACCCATAACAACGGGAAAGCGCGGATTAGCCATTTCGAACATAATCCACACGGGGGACCCCACAGGCGGGACGCGGAAATCGGCATTCGTAGGATTACAAGGCTTCGCCCAGTTGCTCCATTTTGATGCGACATCCGCCTCCCCAAAAACCTGTGGTAAGTACACCCGCGCACGCCCTAGTTGTTTAGGGTCCTCCACGTCTCTAACGAAACCTTTATACAGCCCAGGGTACATAGTCTCTATGTTGTTGGGCATGTCTTCTTTCCATTACTATTCATGGAGTCGGTTAAAAGTCCCGTTTTGCTCAAGCGGTACAGGCGCAGGAGGATTGGCAGGCATCTGGTGTAGTTTACCCTCACGAAAGTACTTCATAGCGATAGCATCTCTATTTAGTGTCTGCTCTTGGTAGTACACCTCTGCACCAGCCTTATCTGTGACAGTCCAAGAAGTTTCTCCGGCGTGTACAACAACGGTCGTCTCGTCTGTGCCTTTTTTCGCCTTGTCTTTTAGATTCTTCACAAGGTCAGTATCAGATTTTTTCTTGCCCTTATCTTTATTGTGCTTTTTGGGTTTTGGAACACGCGACATTTTACTAATATTCGTGTTAGCTGCCCCACCACCGCCGCCAGAATGTCTTAGCTCAGTGATGTAGTAGTTCCCGCTAAACAAGCCTAAACCCTCGAAACGCACAACAGCACCCGCATCCAGCACAGGCTCTAACACGAGTTCAGCAGAAGCTTCTCTAGATTTGTCTAGAGCCCATTTACGCTTTGCCCGAGCTATGAGACGCATTCTATTTCTAGAATCTTCAGGAGTACCAATGCGTACCTCGTTGAAGACCTTCTTGTTAGTTCCGTCTTTAGCCTGCTTTTCTGTATTCGCCTTCTTGGCTTTTAAGTGCCTAAGACCGTCATAAGTATGTCCACCAACTGAAAGACGAGCGTTTTCGGCATTCTGCTGCTCAATGAATTTCTTTCCAGAAGGAGTATCAGAACGCTGATATGCATCTGAGTATTCTCGTACGCTAATAGGCGGACCCTTAATTTTAGTGCGGCCAAGCTTGTCGCGTACGTAATCTTTCGGCGTCTTCCCCTTATCTGTGACCACCTTCCCCATAAAAGAAGAATTACCGGCATCCCACATATTGTCTCGAGATATCGCATCCTTGGCACCTGCATCCCAAGACATCCACACTTGTTTTGTTGATTCCTGCCCATTACCAGACGTCTCAGTCTGCCCTTGTTTACCTGGTGCCTTTTTCCCCGTACCACCAGTTGCAGCCATGTTAGGAATTTCACCAGTCTTAACAGTCGGTTTAAACGTCTTGAGAATGGTGTTTACCTCTTTGTACACATACGTACGCGCTGGCTCGGCTTTCTTTAATTTGTCGCTATCGACAAAGAAAAGAATGCGGTTCTTGATATAGCATTCAAAGCCTATCTCTGCGGCGCGCTGGCGTAGGAATTTCCACGCGTTATCTCTCGACGTGTGTACAAATGGATGCTCGGGATCTAAGTCATCAGATTCATCTACCACATATTTAAGGCCGAGCTGTCGCGCATAGCGTACAGCGATGTCAGTGGAAGATAGCTGCCCCCAATTAACCTCGCTTATGTATTTTGACAGGCTGTAGGAAAGATCCCACCCAGTTAACGTGATGCGAATTGTGCCATCGGCATTAAACGAAGGCTCTAGGTAGACAACAGTAAAATCGTATTTACGCGAAAGGTTATCTGCGTAACCAAACCGCACAACAATACTATTTCCCTGCTGAAATTCCCACGAGTCCAAAAAGCGCACATCGGGCAAAGAACATTCCAGTCGTAGCTGGTCTGCCTTCTTCAAGCTGCTGGAAACCTCCCAGCTATACATGAAGTTGTGAATCAGAGTCTGGTCTTCACCATTTACCAGAAACACAAAGATAGGTGCCCGATAGAGCGCGAAGATATCTCCCCGATCATATAACATTACAAATCCAGAAAAGCGGTGAGGAAGGGGACGTTCAACACCTGGCCTACGGTAAGCTCAAGTGGGTCAGAGAGCTTGTTTTGCTCTGCGATTATCGTCCAGTAATTAGACGTGTTGTAAGCCTTCAACGACACAGTAAGAATCGTGTCGTCCTCCTGAACAACGTATTGAAAGCAGTTCTGTATCCCTGTGAAAAACCTATCCTCTACAAGCGGGACAGGTTGAGTCAAAGGGGTTAAATCAGAGCCAAGTGAATATAAAATCGTCCGTCTCATTTCTTAGCTCCCAGTAGAACCACCCTGCGCCTTGATAGCATCAGACCCAAAGAATACCTCTTCGGCGCCTTCTGCTGCAGTGGCAGTATCCAGAACGTGCATGACAGTTATATTAGTCGTGGGCTGCTCTTCGAATGTCACGTCTACCTCGGCTGCCAGTGGTCGATAGTCTGGAGTACACATGAAAATATCAATCTTGTATGATTTGATAATTCCACGCATGAACCCCAGTGTCGGATTATCACCCAACCACATATCCACCATTGGAGGAGCAGTAACAATGCTCCTATCTCCCAAAGTTCTGGTGCCTGGGACAGTCGCAGCTTCGAACCAGAGAAGCTCCTGTTGAATGTCTTGTTTGAGTAACATCGGATCGCTGGGATGGTTTCCCAGACCGTTAAAGGCCAGGAGGAAGGACCATTCCCGCGACCCGCTGTTACCAAACTGTTGTAGCGCATGCGACCAACCAGGAGGAGTGTTAGACGCATACGATGGCGCACGAGAAATTTTGATAGACGCTGGATTGTATTGAAACACGAGGCTAGCTGAGCGCTCTGACCCCGTGGAATTAGAGTATTCCATAGGATTAGACAGGCTGAGCTGACCACGAGCAGAAAAGTGGGAGACCCATTCTAGGTATTGGGCCTCCTTGCGCTTTATGTTTTGCCGCGCCTGATTAAAACGCGGGCTGGGTGCCGTGACGATCTGTGCCATGCCTATCTCCTATACATTGCGCATGCGCAATGTTAGCTAATTTCAACAGTGCCACCAGCGCCGACGTTATACATAACATCACCTGCAGCACGCTCGCCTTCGCGTTCCTGAAGCTTTGCTATGGCTTCTAAGAGTCTATCACCACCGAGATTGACCTTGATGACAATCGGTCTGTAGTTACGTTCCTTTATGCCTTCAGCCGTCTCTTTGGCTCTAAGATGAGCACGATTAATAATCGCTTCTCGTGAACCTGGTGTAACGGCTACAGACACAGGCGTATACCCACCGCCTACAGTTTTATCCCCAGTTTCAAGTTCGTCGCTCATCCGACGACCCTTAGATTCAGGCGGTGGAGGCCCAGCCGCAGCAGCAACAAGTCCTCTTGGTCCAGCCGTTGCCATAATAACCCCGGCTGTAAACACATCTCCCCAAGAAGCATCACCCATTGCTATCTTAGGAAGCACGCTAGCGAGAGCTTGAAAAATCACCTGTAGAGGTTTAAAAACCAGCATGTAAATTCTGATTCCAACCTCAACGATTGCAAGCAGAATGTACCCCAGTAGAGTGATGATCATACCAATAGCAATACCAATTACGTGCCCCATTGTTTTGGCTTCGCCCATGTCATCACCAAACATTTTAGACAGGGGTGCCATCCAGGCAGCAGCTTCAGTTCCCATCGTATCAGTAATTCTCTGAAACATCGCGTCGAAGGGTTTTTCCATCGTCGGAACCATCGCCATAAACCCTTCACCAATTCCAGTAGCCATTTCTTTCATTCGCACAAACATCTCAAACACAGCAAGTGTGGGCTCTAACATTCCGCGCTTAGCAAGTTCAGCGGCTGTGTCGGTTCTCATTGAGCCTACCTGCCCCTCATTTGTGGAGATAAGCTCAAACAGCCCCTTAAGCATCCAGAAGACATTCTCGATCATGTCTGCGAAGCCGCCCCAGTTGCGAGTAAATGCTCCAGTCAGCAGAGCCCCTACAACAGCGAATTCGCCCATTGCAACAACAACGGCTAGGATAACCCCCAGAACAGCCTGCCACGCACCTACCAATGTGCTAACAATGAAAATGGCTCCGGCAAACGTCGCAAAAATAGTAGAAATCGTGCCGAATACAATAAGCGCGACACCGCCGAGAAATGACAGTATGCCAGCAAGCGTTGCTACGGCTAAGACCAGATCCCAGAATATTGGAACGTCTTCGCCGAATTTAATAATCGCCTCAATGACATCAAAAGCAAATGCAGCGACCTTTTCGAGCATCGCCGCCATATGTCCAAAGGCTGTGACGAGCCCTTGGTATTTACCCTCGCGCAAAGCAAAGGTAAGGGCATAGGCAAATTCATAGATGCGCTTAATCAGCGGCTCAAAGATCTCAAAAGCCAGCTTACCGAGAGTGTCGGCAGCAAGCTCCCAAAGATCCTCAAGCTGAGCGATCATGAAAGACACGGTGCCTTCCATTGCCTTACCTTGACCACCGTAGGTTTGACCAATGAGGCTAACAAATTCGTAATACCCGCGCTGAATATCACCGGTCTTAATAAACTCCTTTTGAATCCTCTCCAAATCAGGGATCATATACCCAGGAAGATTCAACCGAGTTCTAACAGACCTAATGGCATTCGGGCCGCCAGACAGAAATTCTGGTATTGACATACGTATATTGGTAGCCCCCATTGGACCCAACGTTGCGGCCAAATCGGAAAGAGCCTCAATACCAGTGATCATGTCACCTGTCTTAGACTTAACCATAGCAAAAGGGTCGGTGACACCCTGCAGCCCGATAATTCTAGTAAGGTTAAGAACGTCTTTGGTCTTCATCATGGTGCCAGCAGCAACCTTCATTGCTTGCTCCCAGACCTTGGCTGACTCTTCCTGAAAGACGAATTCAAAACCTTTCTCTAGTAGCTCAAATTCAGCACGGACCTGTCCGACCGTCGTCACCATACCAATCATAGCGTTGGCAATTCCCCCCGCAACGCCAATCATGGCTTGCCCTGCCTGGACAAATTGGCGGGCGGCGCTAACCCAACCGTAAGCGACACCCATGACCATACCAATTTGTCCAAACGCAGAGTTTAGCACGCTGTTCTTACGCATTTGGCCAGACAGCATTGTGGCGCCAGCCTGGGCTCCACCTCCTCTGGCACCCGTCGCTTTAGACGGAAGAACGCCTGACCCACGAAAAATAGGGCCTGATTGCAAGGCTCGTATGTTTCGCGACAGGACACCTACCTCGGTGTTAAGCCGCATCACATAGGCTATTGCATTGCCCCGCGCGCTAAAGACAATACCAAATTTTCCAACCGTATGTGCGCTACCAGCCATAACACCCCTTAATTAACATTGCGCATGCGCAACGTTACCTGCCTTTTGTTTTCGCATCTAAGTCAGCTTTCAATTTCTGCCTTGACCGAATAAGCTGCTTATAGAATTCTAGTCTATGACGTGTTGGCATTTCGTACGTCTGCTCTATCGTCCAGTACCAGGCTTCAGCGAAACAAAACGCCATTGTGTTTATAGCCTCGGGTCCGACTAACGGCCCGAGGAAAGAGAGAAAAAATCTTTGTCCATGAGGTTGACCGTGGTCTCAACCTCCGATGCACCACAGTTCGTGCATTTATCTAGAGTCGTCGTCAAATCGAACCGACCGCCGGGAAGATACTTCTGCATCACCTCGCGCAAAAACACGCGATCCTTCCATGACAAAGAAGCTACCTCTCTATGAGAGAGCCGGTGGTTACCGTCGATTGCAACGATGGCTCGTGTGAGCAGCGCAGTAAGCTCGTCAGCGTTATCACGTTCTAGCACCTTAGCCAGACCATGCTCTTGATGTCCCTGGATAAGCTTGAATTCGATTACCGACCCAGAAGGCACCTTGATTGTCCATGACCGCTTTTTACGTACCTCTTCGTTGATGCAGGGCACGTAATGAGGCAGTGTCACATGGTCAACATGCGGTGGCTTGGGAAGGTCGTTTGCGAATTCGTACACAGAAACACCGGCTTCCTTCGCGCCCGCGCGGATAAATTTCCACAGCGCTATTACCTCTTCTTCTGACCGAGGAACCTCATTTGTCTTCGGATTAATGAGGTTTCCGTATATGTGCTCATTCAGGTCGAAGGTGGCTCGTGTCTTACCTCCACAGTTCTCACAAATGAACGGTGCGTTGTGCCACATAGGGCCAAGGTTAAACACACGCGCCTTGAACAACATATACGTGCGGTCAGTAGACCACATATCATGGATGACCTTTGCCGCATGTGACGGCGAAGGGAATTTGAGATCCCCAAGGCTCACAATAATACGCGCTAGAAATTCTGTGTTATTCCGACCTTTCTTTCCCAAGCTTCGACTGAAGAGCCTATCTTCAGCCTTGCCTTTAGTAAGGCGTTGAACAACCTTACTGTGTAAATTTCCCTCGTCGTCAACGTACCCGACCGGCAATTCGTATTCGTCGGTATCAGAAATACCAGGAGTAGGACCAGACAGTTCAAAGAGAGAAGGGTCAAGTTCAAAGGCAGCCGTAAGATGCTCCTGGTCAACCGCTTCTGGAATATTCGGATTTTCATCAAGTTCCGTGATGTATGGCATTGAGTCCTCTGTTGAGTAAACATTGCGCCATGCGCAAGGTTAAAAAACAAAAAAAGGAGGGTGGCAGGGCAAGCCCCACCACCCCCCGATTGCGTTATCGAAGTTCGATGAACCCCTCGTGCTGGATCTCCATTTCCTGAATGATGGCTTCATTCGTCTGCCCACCGAGCGTTCCCAGTGGCGTGAATTTGGAGGGCCAAGCGTTTACGATGCGATAGATTTTGGCCGCTGACAAGTCTTCAGATTTCACAACAATGTCCATCCACCGTCGGAAGTTGAAGGCTCTGCCCTGACGCGTAGCGCTGTACACCTCAGAGTACCAGGCAGCCATTTCGTTCTCTTCACCGATCAGCAAACCACGCTTCAAGGTAATCGGGTCGAAATCCGTCAGACCAGGAAGCTTCTTTGGCGTAGCCGGATCTGTTCCCTCTCTGTAATTGATGACCTCAGTCGTGGTGACAAGACCGGAACACTCGGTAAAGCCAGCGCGGAGAAAGCCATCAATACGAATCTCGTACCGAAATGCTCGAAGCGGGTCTTCAATCGATGCACGGAAGTAGCTCAGACGATCCATCTTATTACCTCCTTAGAGCTGTTGAAGACCAATTTCTTCGTTGATAGCCCGACGATCTCTCTCGAAGTAGATCTCGACAAATTCCGCTGGGCTGGCAATTGCGAGTCCAATTCGCATAACGAAGCGACCTGAGTACGCTACGAGAGGCGGATTGTTATCCTCGTTGCAAATGACGAAAAACGCCTCGTCGACCGTGGCACCCTGGAGAATACCAGCTTTCCACAGGTTATAGAGAAAGATGGTGACCGACCGAGTCGCTTCACCCCGTGTCTTCTCGTCATTTGGCATAAACACAACGTCAGCCAAACCTTCCTCGACCGATTTCTCGATTCGAATAAAAGCGCGGCGCACGTTGAGATAGCCGAAATCGCCAGTACCAGAAGTGCGGGCACCATACAGACGGATACCCTTGTTCCTGATGGAACGAATCAGATTCATTCTGGCGTTGTTAATGTTCGCACGCTCGGTCTCATTGTACTGCCTGGTCACAGACAGCGCCGACCGGATAACACCAGTCTTGTTGGCGGGCGTGACAGCGTAGTTGTAATCCCTATCATTCTGCGCGTACACACCGAGTGCAGCACCAATGGGAGGGATAGTCTTAAGAGACCCAGCAACGTCTGTTGCAGAATCCTCCACGATGATCCAGGGATAGTACCCAATACCATACGTAGAGAATATCGCAGGACCGCCTGAGCCGCCCGCTCCCTGCTTCCAATCGGTGAGCTGGGTGGCAGTGAGGGCAGAGCCATACGCCAGTTCTGGGGGCGTATACAGAAAGGCGAAGTCTTTCCTCTGCTCTGCGAGGCCCTCTACAGCGCGATACCAAATTGTGTTGTTCACAACGCTCATAGCCGAAGCTGGAGGAGCGTAAATCTCAGTGAAGTCATCGTACAGTCCCAGGATGGGAGCAAACGTCGCCGTGTAGTCTGTCGGAGCAGGCGTGCTGCCGTCCAAACCACCCGCCAGATAAATCTGGTCATCGGGTCGAGGATCGCTCGACGGAGCAGGCGAAATGACAGACACTGAAATTTTACGATGCGGGTCATTCGAGTTGATGACCGTCTCTACGTACCGTGGTGACGAATCGCTCATCGACAGGTCTGTCCACGAGTGATCACCAACAACAACACCAAAATCTTCAACGTCCAAGTCAAAGACCAGACGATAAAGCTTAGCTGTAGCGGCGGCGATAATCGGACCAGGGTTCGTAAATGAGCCTTCGGTGTACACGCGATTGCCGCTGACACGCTTGACAGTCACATACAAAGTTCCGCCAGCACCGGCAGAGTCATCAATCAGAAGGTTGTCGCCCAACTGCAGATTTCTAGCAGTCACCATGTCAAAGTAAAGCTGACCGGCGCCGATAGAAATATCAGTCGAAAGCTCTCCGACGTATTCGTCGCGCTGCGTGGTGCTAATCACATACGAGTTAGCGAATTCACCAGGAGACGTGGCAGACACAGTAATTGTGTTAGCCGGAATCATAGTGTTCGAGCCCGTATGCGGACCATCAGCGGCAAACCCAAGCTTGGGACCGAGGGTATCAGCGATGGTGACCTCAATCCCATTCGGCGCAGGACCAGGAGCCGCAGTCGCCCACGAAATCGAGTTCGTACCATAAGCACTGACAACAGTACCAGGCCAAGCAGCCTCCAAGAAAGCCTTTACCTCTGCGAATGTAGGATTGGCGTAATCAGCGAAGTCGCCGACGCCGAATACACCAGAACCGCCAACGGTAAAAGTCCCTGCCAGAGTCTGGCTAATCTCGGAATTGCTTCCAAGAGTAGACGACCGAAGCATAATGAGATCCGTTGCAGCATCATGATACGCAAAGGCACCGCTGATACCGGCATTGATGAGATCACACACATCCTGAGCCGTAGCAATAGCGAAAGTTACCACGGGGAAAGTCTGCAGCGGGGCGTTTGTCCCGTACAGAGCAAGATGCTGAGTATCATCCACCTGCGCCTGACCAACGGCGACAACGGGACCGAGCTTGAAACCGGCGGCATCAACAGCCCAGTCGTAGATACTCATCTCTGATTGACCAGACGCACCAACAGAACCGAACACACCGGCAGCACCATTGACAGCTACAGTCATAGTATCAGTGGTCGGCGTGAACACAAGGCCACCTACACCAAACAAAGGATCGATGCTCGAAAACATCTCTCCAGTGGTCGATGCAGATGGGGTCTGAAGAGTTCCTGTAGCCGTAGCTTCAGTTCCATCAACAACACGAACGATGTAGCACTCGCGCCCGCCGTTGCGGAAGTAGTGATACATTTCATCGTAGGAATAATCACCGACATACCCCTCACCAAAAATCGAGCGGTATTCATCCCAGCCGGTAATCAAAATTGCATCATTCGTAGGTCCGGATGTAGACCTTACGAAGAAAAGCGGACGAGACACCGGAGTTTGTTCGATAACAAACCCTGCCTTATCGCGCTCAAAAATCTGGATGCCAGGTGCAGGCATTTATTTACCTCCAGCTTACGGTGGTGGAAATTCGGTTGGCTCTAAGATGTGTATTTCCGTCTCAGTGCCTCCCATAACTTCCATCTGTATCTCAAATCTATCGATTGTGCGTACACGTTCACCAAGCAAGAATGGGTCTGAAAACCCCTCGACCACATAGAACATATCAACGCGATATAGGTCGGTACGAGATTCATCCACAGCAAGGACCATTCGTGACAGCTCGTTGAAATCTAGCTCTCTCACATCACCGCAAATCATGTTCCAGTTATACTGTCTACCGTCCATGAGCGTGATGGTGACATACCCCCGTTCTGGTAAAACACGCGGGTGTTGAATAGCCTCGGCAATAGCGTCGGCTTCCTCTGGTGTAGAAGCTGTAGACCACACAGACACCATAAAGTAGTATTCATACGGAAGCGGATGGTCGTATTCCATCCACACCCTATTACCCTCTACCTCATAGTAACCACCCTCGTTATCCCGGAATTGAGCAATCGCTTTAGAGCTAGGTACCTCGCGAATGATCTTACGCGAAGGTGGGTGATGATAAAATTTGGGATTGAACAACCGAGAGATGTAATCGACAGTGATGATTGGCCCGTGTTTATAGTCAACGCCTCCGCGCTTATCCGGAAATGAAAATAGACGCTGATGCATCAGATTTGTGCCGGTTAGAATCGGATACAAACCGTCTTTCAGACGCCGTTTTAACGCCTCTTTTAAACGCGTAGACACAGCCTTTAAGATGCGCTTTTCGTGCTCCATGCTGGTCCCTCTAAACATTGCGCTAGCGCAAGGTTAAAATTTGCCTTGCATGAGTTGCGATTGAACGTGCCAACCAAATTCAGATTCACGGCGCTTTAACAGTGCGAAAACCGGGCGCCAGTGTGGTCGCTCTGGCAAACCTTGCAAGCCATACTCATGCACCATAGCTATATAGGCGTTTCTTCTTCTACCAGAAGTCTGAAGCCAGACCTCGGCAATGGTGTCTTTTTCAGCAAATTTCCGTGAACGGACAATACGCAGGCTAGCGAGGTATTCTCCAGTATCCACCAAAGTAATTTGTGGTCTGCCCTTCCTTGCCTTCTTGTCGCGCGTATAGGGAGAAACCATATTATTCTTTGTGGGTAACAAAGAACGCATGATGCCCAAGAGAATCAGCTTCCTGCCGTAGTTGGCGTAATCGGCCAAGCCTTCGGCGATAGTCTCACGTAAAAATACAGGAAGTTTTTTCAGTCTCTTCCTGCTTTCTCCCCAACCAGATTCGAGTTTAATAACAATGCTCGCCGAGCCGCTGGATATTCCCATTACGACACCTGAAAAGCGTCGTCTATTTTATCAAATTGCCCAGAAGGATCGATGACAACGACAGCTTTATAGCCTGCAGAATTAGCATTCATGTACGCAGGCACCGTTGCTGTTGCTGTAGTCGGGTTAACGATTGTCAGAGCAGATACCTCTTTATCGCCAACCAAAAACCGACAGCCAGCAGTAAAGCCTGTCCCAGTGAGAGTAACAGGCGTAGCAACACCTAAAGTTCCGGTAGCTGGAGAAATCGGAGACGCGGCGTCTAGTTTTGCACCAGTAGCCAACGTCTTGACAGTAATTTCACGGCTCTCGCTAAGCTGCCCAGCAGTATCAATAACGTAAAGCTTGTAGTAGTACCTGGTATTAGGCTCCAAGCCGTCGTCAAAAAATCGAGTAGGGCAAACCTCTTCTAGAGCAGAGATATTACCAAGCTGTGAAAGTGCCCACACCTGAGTAGAAAGCGTTGCCTCAATCTCCGACGCAGCGTCATCTTTTCTCTCCACACCAGGCTCCGTTGAGCGCCATAGTTCCATGTCCAGCAAGTCAGTCTCAACAGGACGGAACCAAGTTATCAACGCGGCTTGGTCAGAAACATTACGCGCGGCATTTAGTATCGGAGTATATGGCTTCCGATTACCGTGAAACGGTGTCATATAGCCATAGACACGCTTTCTAGACAGCGCCGTAACCATCACCTCACCTTCGCCTTGCGGGTCTAGGAGATTTTCTACGGGCCTGAATGCCCGCTTGAGACGGCTATAATCGGCTTTGTATTGCTGCTCTAAGTCAGCCTTCAGCAGCATTAGCTGCTCGACAGATTCTTCCATCGTCACGCGACGAATAGAATCACCTGACAAGTCGCTAAGAAGCTCACACCTAGCGAGCGTTAAAACGAAAGGTCGTTCCTGTGGAGGAATCTCGTCTAGCGTTTCAAAAGTCGGGTTGTGACGCTGCATACCCCTCATGATGAACTTCATCAAATCAGCATCAGAGTATACGTGGGTATGCAGCGTCAGCCCGTCTAAGGCTCGTAAGGTCTCATTGTAGATGTTACCGATATCATTAGAAACATGGCCCGGCACCGCCCCTTTTGCCAGACGCGCGGAGTAGTATTTCTGCTTATTCAGAAATTCTACCAATAGCTGGAGCGTCGAGACGTCGCTGTCGGTTAAGTTCTTCTGAAGATAACCTTCTGAGCGAATAGTGGGTGTCAGAGCCAGAACATTGTCTAATACAGTAACAGTGACAGTGTCTGAACGACGGCCCACATCATCTTTTAGCTCAAGAATGATCGCTGGTCTTGACCTAGATTGGTCGCCAACCGCATTTCTAAAGTCGGATAACATCAGGCAATGATTCCCTTACCGCGCAAGTGTGCCACAATTTCAACCGGCACGAATTGAGGATGACCCATGACAAAAGCATAGATGTCCTTCCCAATTACGCATCGGCGCAGAGTCTTCCTGGGGATGACTCGAACAACATGACCGGACAACGAAGTATTCTGAAACCGCTTCCGCGTAGGAACAGCCGGCTCCTGAATCTTAGGATGCCCACCGACATTGGGATCTGGCAAAAGGCCCGCTTTGATGGCTGCCGCTTCATCGACAACCTTCATATTCTCCCCACCGGTCGGTTCGATCATGGTAGGGATAACGCTGTAAGCGCTTTCTTCGGTCCTTTCGGGCGGAACAGCCTGAGCTGCCGCGACCAGAATGCTTGTGACATCCATAACATCACCGTCTTCAGTGCCTATCATGAGGCCCTCAGTATCGACACTCTTGCTAGCCTTAGCAGTTTCAGTAATCTTACCCATGATATAAATTCTCCTTTAAAGAACCTGAGTACAAAAGAAAAGATTAGACCATTACCCGAACGGCGATATTCAGAGCACCACCAGAACCATTGGTAATGACAGCGCGCCCGTTCGTACCGCCAGCCGGGTCATACGTCCAACCGTCAAAGTCAGCCGTATGGTCGGCATACGTAAAGTCGGTGTACGTAGACGTCGCAGGCAACACGAGAGGGGCAGGAAAAAGCTCGGAACCACCAACGCCCTGAGCGGCAGTACCGCCGGTAAGCACAACCGAACCATCCTCTTCACCGCTGAATGGGACAACATACAGAGTCGTGACACCGTCGTCATACGCCCAAATCTTGTCGCCAACACCAAATTCGCCAGCGATCTTGTTGATCGCCGTGGCAACCTGAGCAGCCGTCGCAGCAGCCATCACTGGAATGCTGATACCGTTCTCATTCTCCAGATTGAACGTGTACGACGTACCATCAATCGTGAAAATGAGCGTGGCGTCGGCACCAAGAGTAGCTGCCGAAATGTCGAGAGCACCACCCATAACCCCAACGATGGGACCAGCGGTTACCTCAAACACCTGAAGCTTCGGGGGAAGCTGTGGGTCAAAGCCAGAAGGGAGATCGACGTCATACGTCGCAGCATTGGCAACGAAACCGGCGAATTCGAGGTACGCGAAGTCTTTCCAGTTCTGCTTGCCGATGCCCTCAAAAGCGTAGTCACGCTTATAGGTAGCCATCAGTATTAGCTCCTCTATTCAGTTGAAGTGTTATTTCTAACATTGCGCATGGCGCAAGGTTTACGCAGTCTCAATCACGACAACGTTGTCCGTCTCGAGGACACGCTGACCATAGATGGAGTACCAAGCCAGAGCGTGAACACGACCAAAGTTCTCTACGCCGTTATCGCGCATCTCGACAGGAAGCGAGACAGCATGACCGAGAGAGAACTCGCCGAACATCACAGCCGTGTAGATGGTAGTCGTGTTGCCAAGAGCACCATTCTGAAGCTGCGGGTCGAAACCGATATCGACGAAATCGCCGGTAACCGGATCAACCGTGCTGTTCGCGCCGTTGTTCATAACGGTAGTGGAAATGAAACGCACGTCGTGGTAACGACCGATCTCAGCCTGGTAAATCTGCGCGACATTACCGTACAGAGAAGCGTTAATCCATTCACCGTCGTCCATCATGCTACGAGCCTGATGCGGGTGCATGATGCAGACATAGTGGTCACCGTTCCAACGCGGGGCGTTGTTTGTCTCAAGTGTCTCCACGGCGTCCTTAACCTCATCGGCAGAAAAGACGTCCGCAGCGAGAATGAGATTACGAGCGGCTACACCATTGGCGTAGACGATATTGACAGCGCCGGAAACCATCGTGTTGCGCAGTTCGTTGTCGAGCACGACAGCGAAGTCACGACCGAGCAGGATGCTCGCGGCTGCCATCTGATCGAAAAAGGCAGACTGCAGGGACATCTCTGAAAACGCGATGCCATTTCCGTATTCGTACACGGTGACATCGATGTCAGAGAGGGACATCGCCTGGGTCTCAATTTCTTTCTTCTCGTCGAGACGACCACCACGTTTCAAGTTACGCAGCGAAGGCATCTTGATGGTGTGGCCGGGCTGCACGCCAAGCTCAGATCGATAAGTCACGAATTGGTCGAACCTGAGCAGCGGCAACGCACTGAGATAGATCTCAGCAGAGTACACATCACGGACAGCCGCCAGAAGCTGATTGAACCCAGCCCCTGCAGCGCGCACAGTATTAATTACACCTGGCATTTTAAAGCACTCCTATTTTCACAGTTACACATCATTCCTGAATTGTGGATGTGCAGTAGGATTGTTCAGCAACGTTTGCTGACCTGTTTCGCGTCTTGCCTCAATCGCCGCTTGCGCCTGCTGCTGAAGCTGTCCTGGCGTCAACATCTGCTGCTGCACATATTGAGGCTGTTGAGCTTGAGCAGGATAGGGCGACGGAGCTTGTACCGCATGTTGCTGCGGATAGTATTGCCCCTGGTATTGCAAAGCAGCCTGATTCTGCGGATACACAGGCTGGGGCGGTTGCTGATTCTGCACCCACGATGGCTGAGCAAACGATGACATTCGCGGTGCAGGTGGCTGATTCATCTGATTATGAACCTGTGGTTGAAGAGCCCACTGTTGCTGTGGCCCTTGATCACCAAAGGACTGTCGAAGAGCGCTCATAAGCTGCTGCCGATTCTTGAAGTATTCTCCGCTCCGACGCGCGGCGTCAGAAGTGAGAAATTGAGCGTTCTGAAGAACCTGATTGGCATCGTTAGGAGCCAATGTCGGTGGCACCGGAGACGTCGCAGTCGGTCCCTGCTGTGGCATAGCTTGCTGTTGATACGCATTCTGCGAGGTAGTAGGAACCGGCTGCGGCGGCTGTTGCACATATTGCGGCTGTTGCGCGTATTGGACAACAGGCGCTTGCTGGACAACAGGAGGCTGATACAAAGCGCGCAAACGATTTGCTTCAGCGACAGCAACCTCAACAGACCTATTGATCTCTTCGACAGAATCACCGCGAACGAGCGCGGGAATAACCTCACCGGGTTTGAAAAAGGAAAGTACCTGCTGGCGATAGTCACTGGCTTTCCGCTGTCTTTCCAAAGTCTCCCGGTGATTTCGCTCCTCCTGCAATTGCTGTTGAATGCTCTTTAGCTGATCTCGCAGTTCTGGATCTTTGACCTTGTCAAAATCCGGCTGCTGCACAGATTGAAGCCGCTGACGCATTTCATTCAGCTCTTGCTGAAGCTGAGCGATAGTCTTGTTAGCGTTCGTCCGCTCTTCGGCGCGAGCGTGGTTAATAGTTGTCAAAAACGATGGCAGTTGATCCGCCGGAACGTTGAATTGCACGCTAGGATTAGGCTGCGTGGCCACCGGAGGTGGATTCAACGGAGGAGGCGGCATAGTCTGCTGTTGCATACCTTGCGCATCCGCAATGTTTGGAACAGCGAGTGAACTAGAATCCTGGGGTCCAATGGACATCCCAGCGCCTTGAGAGTTATCAGCAGGCATATTTAAAATCTCCTATTATGAAACCTGTGTTGTAACGTCCCGAGAAAATCAGATTACATGACCTTCCCGGTCTTACGGTCTTGCTGCGTCACGATGGGGAGGCCACCGTTCTTCACAACACCCTCACCACGTCCCAGCGATGGGTCGTTGCGGGGGTTGGAGCGGTTTTCCCGCTCTTCAACATACGCGTTGTAGCGGCTTCCGACCTCGGACCCGCTGTCGCCTTCTTTCCCGGTGGGCTTACTCATTGGCTTCCCCGGCGTGGTTACACCAACCTTATTACTACGGGAAATGCCCTTACCTTTCGGCATAGCCATAACGTTTCTCCTATTCCTTTGAATTAGTGCCATCGACACGCGTCATGGATCTCTCTAGATCCTTACCTTGAGACATTTGCCCTTGCCCCTTGTCATCAACAGGAGGCTTCGTACCATTATCCTTATCCTTAGATTCTTCTCCAGTGGATTCACCCTCTAAAGGAATCTTTGGATAGAATTGTTGGGGCTTATTTTGTATAGCAGCCAATTGTGGAATTTGTGCCTTCGCCTCTTCTGGTGTTATCCAACCAGCATTCTGATATTGCTGCCACAGAGTCGCCTGGAGGTGATCGTCACGCGGCAGTACAGAGATAAATTCAACCTCTGTATCATAAAGGTTTAGGTCTTCCGCCTTTGGACAGCTAGTAGGAACAATGAAGCTTTCAACGATTCCCTCTACAGGACGTACTAAATCTCCGTCCTCGTTGAGTCTAGCAGGCCCCCTCAAAACAACAGTCGCTGTTTCCGGTTCTTCGGGGATGTGCATCGCCCGTAAAACAGATTCCGGGGGCTGAAAGTCGTCACCTGTAAGGATTTCCTTCGGACCTTTATACCAGTAAGATTTTACGTCTGGTGTTAAAAGTGCCGAACGCTCTAAGTCAGAGATTCTAACTGCAAATCCCAAATCCGTCAATATCTTAACTTTTATTTTCAGTGGGTCTGCCACATCAAGAGTGTCAGGCTCAATCTCAAAACACTTATCACGGCGAATGGGTTGTTCACCAACGGTCATCGCCTGTTTGAAAGTGTCTGTACCGTCAACAACACGACGGACATTCGGTAAGTCTGTTAAGAGTTTCGCAGGTGAGTATTTTTCCTCTACCTCCAGGATTCGGCCACCACAGTGCTTACAGACCCTGATATCCTGTAAGGGACGAATGTGACCTAAAATTTCACCCCACCTAAGAATGAAGTAGTTGAGTTTCTTAAACCCCTCTTCGTAGGTAACAGCCTTCCTAGAGGCTCTCTCCAACAAAGGAAGGTATTGTGTATGTAAAGCAACCCCAGACGTATTTGAGATTGGCTGTGTGTCCCCAAGAGAGCCAGCCGGAATATCGCCCAAGCGCAGAGTAAATTTGTACAGATTCTCTAAATACGCCAATGACGAATCTAGAGTACCTGACGACATTTCTAGCATCTGCGCTTTTGCTGTTTCCGGCAATCCAGACCAAATAGATTTCGGTCCTCGCTCAAGCTGTCCCGCCTTAGCTCCAAAGAGAAGAATCAGGGGTGACGCGGCATAGAAAATGATGTCTTCAATGTCGGTCGCCTTCTCGTTGTATGCTTCGTTGAGCGGAACAATGTCAGTGATGTCAGCCACGCCGTAGTATTCATTTCCCACAGACAGATTTGGGATATGTACAATTGGAATCTCACCCAGGGGGTTAGGGATTACCTTGACGGTCAGGTCTTCAAAACCCTCGATGTATTCGCGCGTGTACGCTGGATACATCTTCTGTATGAATACCCTGATTTCGCCATCAGAGTCGTAGAACGGTGTTCTAACCTCAACGTAACTTGGCTCTCTATTTATCGACCCGTCAAAACGCGGGAAGACAGTTTCAGACGCCAGAGGTTGGACATGAATACCATGCCTACGAAATTTGCTGTCGAAGCTCTGTCTGTGTGGCGTATTCGTCACCAACACGAACACATCGCCAGTCACACCTCCCGTCAAGCACATATCGGTGATCGTACGGTCTCGGCTATTCTCATTCCAGATCATATTTACGAAGTCACCGATTACGGGCTTAACAGAATCGTGCGTCCCGAATTGCATTCCTTTACCGATCAGCCAGTAAAGATGCTTGTCAGCTATCTTCCGCACAAGGTTATACGACGCTAATGAGGAGCCGTCGTCCCGTGCGAATTCCCAAGCGATGTTCGCATACCGCTTCCAGTGAAGCATATAGCGATTTATTCTCGCTTGGTCTTCCTCTGGTAGACCCATAAACGATTTCTGAATCGATTCTAAGTCATCCAGATTATCAAAGAAGTTAATAGAGAAGGTCATTCGCCAGTCTCCTCTTCCACATTATGAATCGCCCAACGTCTACCGCGTCGTAAGCGTGGTTCCGCCCTACCATCAGAAGTAATGACCTTTGGGGCTTCAATCGAGCGATGCTGCATTCGCTTTTTTCGTTTAAAAGCCAATGCCAGAAGCCTGTCATATTCTGCTGGGGACAACCATCCGAGGAAGTTAACACCGTTCTTTAGATCAGAATCCATGCGCTTTATTAGATCAACGCGGATTGCTGGGTCGTTAATGAACTTAGATAAAAGAAGCTTGTGTACAATCCGGTTAAGGAAAAACACAACGATTTGTAAAAGCCAGAGTATCCGAAAGCCTGGCGACCAGTCGACCTTGATGGTGCGACCGTAAAATCGACACCATCGAATCTGGTCGAACATTGACGCTTTACGGACGACGGTAAGCCCGCTTGGCACCCTTTGCTCGGATTCCTCTGCCTTTAGAGGATGTCTCTGTGGCTTTACGGACATTTTTCTTATTCCTCAAGTCGAGGGTCTTTGCCCGCTCACCAGAATTCATCGCATCGCCCTTCGAGGCGCTAGTGAATAGTTCAGCGTTTGAAGGACGTTCACGATCCGGAGTATCCACGTCAGTGTTGTTTGCTTTGGTCCGCGTCACATAACCGTGGTATTTACCGCTAAAGCCCTGTTGAGTTTCCTTGCTGTAGCGCTGCTGTGCCGGATCAAAGAAAAGAGTATTTGCTGGCGAGCGAGTCGTACCCTGTTCTGTTTCAGGGGGGCTTACGTAACCTTTGAAGTTTGGCATCATCTTCCTCGCGACCGTTTGTACCTGCGTGAACGTAACGCTTCAGACGGTTCAGGGCGATTTAAACCTTGCGCATTGCGCAACCCTTGACCAGCGTTATGAGGTATATGTCTAAGATACCGACCAGCGTCAAAATACGGCATCGCGGGCCGAAATTTTGGTCTATCATCTTGAGACGTAGAAAGCTCTGCTAGGCTGCTGTAAGGAATCGACACCGTAGATTCAAGAGTGTTGTTTTCAGGAATATGCGTGCGTAACGCCGGGTCTTTGAAAATAAGATCAGCACCATGACAAAGCAGCGCGGCTGAAATTACAAAGTCCTTTGTGTCGTACGATGTGAAGAACTGTAAGTAGTTCCCAGAGTAACCTTTGATGATCCCATCATGCTCTTCGATGAAGAGTTCGTATTCTTCGGTCTTCTGTGTTTCCGGCCCCGCCGGGTAGAAGAACCTACGAGAGGTTACCTCGCGTATATACAGTTTATTCAGCAGGTCGTTAGACACAACGGAGTGCTTGTACGGGATAACAATTATCCCCTTCGGCCTGAGTATCCATTCAAAGCGTTCAAACACGGGATCACCAATACCCGTGGCATCAATCAAAAAGTAGTGAACATTATGTTCCATTAGGAATTCAACAACGCGAGCGTATTGACCCGTCGCACCTTCAAACCGCCCCGTCAGAGGCAACCAGTTGACAAGCTGCTTCACATATTTCGCTTCGTTGTGGTCAGAGACAACAGTCGGAGCGTCCATGTGAATCTTGCCGACACATACCACTGAGCGCGCGCCGCCGTCCTTGGCGACATCCATAGCAGCTATCTGAAATCCCTCTCTCGAGGGACCTGCCTCGACAGTCTGCAGGCCGAGCTTCTTGAAGTGCTCCATGTCAAAGACCTTACCCGTAAGGGCAACCCATTTCAGCCTGTAGTTCATACAGAATTCATCAGAGTCATACCCGAGATCTTTAACCTCGCGCTGTATGAACCTCTCGTAATTCAGATGGAACGGGTTTCGGTCTATCTTAAATTGTTCGCGCTTATCGTATATGACCTTCAGATAGTCATATTCAAAGTGGTTCTTAACACCAGTATTTTTCTCGTATTCAAGATTCTCTTTAATGGTGCTCTTAAAGAACCCTGCATTTTGGTGCAGTGAGGGAGTGCCGATCAGGACCAGCTTACCATTCGTAGCAGCAAGCATAGGCCGTAGCTCTTTACGTACCTTTGTTGCTGAGACAAGTTGTGCCTCGTCAATGATGATAAGGTGGTAAGTGAATCCCTCTTTGTCAGATGTCTCAGACGCCGTCTTAGCTGTAGCGTAGCTGCCGTTCGTCCAACGGAATTCGTCGCCGCGAGCAGCGGTAACCTTTATACCCAGCTCTTCGTAAACATCTCCTGCGCGTTCAGATTCACAAATGTCCCTGAGCTTGCCGTACACGATCTGACTCTTCTCTTGCTTCGGCGCGAACACGCCAAAGAAGAAACCGTCCTTGAATTGTGCTAGGCGCATGTCGTTAGGGAAAGTCTTCGCTAGCTCAGGGAGAATAACGCACAGACCAGAACCAACGTCAGCCAACCCAGTGGATTTACCAGATTGGCGAGAGCAAAGCTCTGTGACAGTAGCAGGCTCATAGTCGTCGGAGCTAAGGATAAAATCTTCGGGCGGGGTTTCAAGAAGGAGTGTGATGATTCGTGTCAACGCCGCTCGCTGAAAGCGATAAAACGCTCTGCCAGACAGCATTTCGCAGAAGTCTAAGATGGAAGTAACAAGCTCATCAGTCGTCTGAGGACAAATCTTTAAGGGTGGCATGGTCACTGTATTCCGAGACCAGCACGCGAAGTGCCTCTCTCATCGAGAAATAAAAGTTGCGCGATGCGCAAGGTTTAATAAACCAGACACACAGCTCAAACCATCCTGGCTCTAGACTGTTTTTTGAGACAAAAAAAGAGGTATCTTCCGTGGTTTGAAAATACCTGTGTAAAATAAGTGCGAGAGCCGAGAAGGCTACGCATATTGGATTGTAAGAAGAGTCGCCGTCGTCAACGGCGTGGTTCGTGATCTTGAGAGTGTGTACGCCTGGTTTTGGTTGATCGAAGAAAATATGGACCATCTATCGAATTAACGTGCTCGTCCGCGAATCGCATTCACCCGAGGAGTAGTTCCCATCTGGCGAGCACGCCGCGTAATACGAACGCGAGTTCTACCCGTAACAGCGGTTCGCTCCCTAGCGACACCGCGTCCACGCCTACCTTGTGTTCTAGACATAGCATCTCCTTAGTTGTTAGCTATCAACAGCACGTAGCTATACTGTAGTTCTATTTTCGTACAGACTGTACCTCTCTGTCAAGTAAAGATTCTGCGAACGCACGTTCTTTACAATTCGAACACACGCCACAAGGATCTTCAGCTAGCAGACAAGAGTAAGTCTTTTTCCAGTCCAGTCCAAAGTTCTTAGCCAGCCGCAGAACAGTTATTTTATTCAGTTCGTACAGCGGCACAGAGAGCGCCAAATCGTATGAGTTCAAAAGCTGCGAAGCGATATCAATGAAGTCCGCTCCGACATCTTTGAATTCTTCCTGGTCTGAAAGAAGGTCGGTGATAATTCCGAGAGAGACATACGTAGCCCCCACATGCTTAGCGTAGGGGATCGCCATCGTAAGAAAAATGTAGTTTCTGGCGTGTAGCTCTGCGCGCAGGCTATTCTTCCCGGAAAACAGGTCGCAGCTCGTAGATGCACACAAACCAGAGATCTTGAATACCTTTAGCGTGTTACCGACAAGGCGGTAAGCCGCAGCGTATTCCTGATCTTTCGTTTTCTGCTCGTAGTCGATAAACAGAGGGTATACCTCAAACCCCCGATCTTCTAGAACGCGATACGCAACGGCGCTATCTAGCCCACCGGACAATAGGAGGACAACTCTTGTTTTCACGGTTTCTTCTTCCATTTCATCCCCGTATAGATTATCTAGGTCTAAAAAGTCTGGTAGACGCAAAGGTGCTGGGGCCGGTTTCTCCGCGCCCGAATCTGAGCGCTTTTTCCGGAATGCCCTCGTCTAACAGTCGTTGTATGTCCGCGACCATTTTCGCACGCTCGATTTCTGATACATACAGAAGCCCAGCAATGCCCAAAAGACAAAAATCCGCCAATACAACCTCAAAAGCTTCTCGGATTTGCTCTTCCTCAAATTCCGTGAAGAATGTTTTGACAGTGTTGTACAAGTCCGTCCATCGCTCGTTCATAGTAGAAGTCTCCACCGGGGATTAAGTCAGAAATAACGTTAGCTAAAGCTTCAACCACAACAACCTTGCATTCTGTGGAGCAGACCCATTTCTGGTCTTTTAGAAGCTTCTTGCCGCACCCCTTTCTGAGACAAAAGCGCCTCCCTTTATGGCGACGGGCAGTTTTAAATACCACGCCGCGCATAAAGGGGTGGGCATCAAAGTCATTACGGACATTCGTCCGCTTAATCGCTCTTTGCTTTCTGGGAGGTTCTACGCGAAGTTGCTTTTTCAGCTTAACGAATGGATTTTTTGCTTTTGAGTCTACGACCTGTTCAAAATCTTCCCAGAACGACATTTGTGCTCCTTACAGACGGCTGACCATAAGGCTGCAGTTCTCAAAATCAATGTCGTTTACCGACGACATATTTCTGAGTGTACAGTAAATCTGCGCGTTAGCGGCCAGTGTTTCTGTAGTAAAGCCAGACATGGTTTCAGGTTTTCCGGCTACAGCTACAACGGCCCTTCCGTTAGAGGCGGCAACACCGCGGATCTGCAGGCGAATTTCATCGCCTACGTTTGCTGTAGATGCCTGAAATGACCACTCTACCTTGTACAAACCTGCCGTATCAATCTGTACAGACGCGCCGCGAGTCCATGTACCTACACCATCATTACCAGCCCACGGAGCGATTATACGAAAAGACACGCCGGGAATAACAGAGGATACACGCTCAATCCCGTTGTAGTTGATAGAACCATCGATGGTAATCCATTGATTATCAACAAGAGTGTGGCCGGGAGCGGTAACGAGCACGTAACCACCGCCCGCATCTGCGTATGCGGTAATTGCGCCAGAGTCACCAGCCAAAATCGTGGTGTTAAACGACCCCGATCCAGCCATCGGGGTAACGGCAACCTGCTGGCCGATACCATTTATCGTTGTAGTCCCATCTCCGCGTACACGCCCGTATTCTGGGAGGTAGCTTGTGACATTACCAGAACCATCTAGCATCAAACGATACGTCGGTGTCAATAACGGAAGGTTAACAGAGCCGTCTTGGTCGATAGCCATAGCTACAACATCAGCAATAGCCCCATTCGGTACCGTGCTGAATTCTAGCTTTGCGCCATGAGCACCAGGTGCATGCGCTTGAGTAGTGCTAGCGTGAATGGTTGGTCCAGGAGACCACCCAGCGCCGTCATATGCCATCCAAGAAAGATCACCGAGTGAATCGCCTAGATTAACCGACGTGGGAGCCGCTAGAGTACCTCTGCTGCGCCCGACGTACAGAGCAGAAGCCTGGCCTGGCGCTATAGAGCTTGCTGTACGCAAGGTAAATACAGCAGAGTCGCTGGA